TTTGATGATTTTCATAACTTTCTCTAGGAATTTTTCGCTCTTACCGTAGTGGTACAAATGGTACTGATTGATTTGAGCATAACCTTCACCGTGGGTGAAGACTTCTGGGTCCATCTCAGGTCCCTTCTTAACTGTCACGCTGACAGAAGAATAGTGTCCTTTACGAACACCAAAGCGATACTTAGGGAACGCTTTCTTCAACTCTTCACGGATTGCTTTCACTTCATTCGTAGAAATATAAGCCATAATGTAATCTCCTTTTCTCAACTTACATATACAGTATAACAGGAAAAAGGTGTCTGTCAAGGGTTATTTTGGTTTTTTTGGGATTATTTCACCATCATAGTCTTCTTCTATCAGACCATCTTGGATAAGACTATCGATTGTGCCCTTAACACCAGCATCAATGCCTTCTCTCATACCATCTTTCCACCGACTTTGCCCGTGGAAGTACAGAGCAACACCAAAAAAAGCAAGAAAAAAGTAATCTTTTAGTTCTAAAAGTTCTACCATTCTCCGTAATACTCCTTCTGAATGTCTTCGTAAACCTCTTCAACGATTGCTACAGTAGCACCATTCGCATCTGCGATTTTCTGTAATACTTTCTTATCAATGATTTTGTCGTCTCCGACGGCATCCATGATGTCATCTTCGATATCCATAATCCAGGCTTTAACTTTACCCATATTTCACTCCTTTCATTACAATTTTCTCTCTCATTACAAATACAGTATACAAGAAGAAAAGGGTGCTGTCAAGGATTATTTTGGTTATTCTTCATAAAAATCATCAAAATCTAGGTCCCTAAGTTCGTCAGTATTGCGACTTTTTAGCAGGGTTTTGAATTTTTCTTTGTTTTTGTGTCGAGTAGTGCGTCTTTGATGACGGTTCGACTTGGATGGGAGAAAGTCTTCTTTCTCATCTACATAAACTTCGAGACGGTTTTCTGCCGCAGTTCGAGCCATGGTGTTTCACCTATACGTTGTTGCTATTGGGAAATGTCGAGACGGTTAGTTTTTGGTTTCTTAACTACGTCAGTGAACTTGCCTGTGTTGACAATTTCTGCGACATTTGAGAACGTGCCGAAAAATTCGACACCATCAATCTCAACGGTCCAACCTTCTTTATCATCGTCAGTCATACCATCGAAATCAAATTCTAATACCTCATGCGATACGGGCAGAACTGCCTTAAGGGTTTCGTATTGCGCATACTCTCTCACCTCTGCAAACTTTGAATTGCCGTCTGCATCGGTGAAAGTGATAATTCTTTGTTCTATGTCAAGTGCCATTACTTGCTTTCCTTAGTGATATACACTATTTAGAAGTCTTGGATATTCTCCATCAGACCTTTGAGACGTTTTTCTACAAAATACGTCAACAGACCAGAACGAGGTGGAACATTATAACCCTCAAACACACCAACAATCTCTTGTTTGATTGCGTCAGGAGTTTTAGTCAAATCGACCAACAGTTCGTTACGCTTATAGTTGCGCAACATCGTCTCATTACAGAACTCTTCTGGTGGGTTAGGAATGAACACTTCAGCCATCTTCTTTTTGCTTACAGGTTTCTGTCTGCGACCCTCTACGAAACACGCATCATCTGACAAGAAGTTGGGAATGCCGTCTCCAGTGTCACCTTTGATAATGTGTTCTTTTAGAAACTCAGCGGCATTGTCTGTACGCAACCAACGCTTCATAATAGGCGACCACTGGTCAACATTAGAATAACGCTGTAGTTGCACAAAGTCTTTGTCACCAGACAGAATAAGAACAGGCTCATGTGCAGAGTATCGTGCGGCAAGTGTACCGATTACATCATCTGCTTCTGCGCCTTCTACATCGATAACTTTGTAGGGCATGTGTGTTGCAATCTCATCTTTGATGGCATGTAGGCAGTTGAACACTGCATTCCAATCCAGTTCAGACTTCTCACGTTGCTTCTTACGGTGCGCCTTGTAATATGGGAATACGTCTCTGCGCCAATACTTACGATTGTCACATGCGATAACCAACTCACCATACTTGTCGCCGTACTTACTTCGATACGACCGCAATGAGTTGAGTACCATATGCCGTACAAGGCTTTCCTCAATCTCAATGTTTTTATGATTACCAATCTGCATCATCAGATTAGAAATCATCACTTGGTTCAAATCAACTAAAATCATTTTGTTTTCCTATTGTCATTGTATACTAATTATATCACACCATAAACAGAATTACAAGGACAAATAGTAGTATTTTGAAAATAAAGTAGGCGAGTATTAACCCGATGCCTAATTTTACTCCGTCCCAAACTGTCATAGGTCAGCCGTCCTTAGAATGATAGTGTCCTCATTGAACCTACCAGTCATTGGTTGTTCGTTTGTCTTTATCTCATCTAAGAGTTTACGCAAGACAATCTTACCACCAGTCAGACATCGACCAACAACTTCTTCTGGCTTCCGTAATTTCTTCTGAACACTTTGCGTCTCATCGAACTTCTGTAGAGTTGTTCCTTTGAATGCAAAGCCTTCTCTTGTGCTTGCCACATACTTACCAAGTTTGCGATACTTAGTATTGTATACCCAGACAACCATCGCACCAACAACATTCTCTGGTGCTATCGATACAAGTTTCAATTCATCGAAAGCCTTGAGATACTTGACCTTCTCCACTTGCTTTGATATTGGCTTGGGCTTCACTTTGCGTGGCTTGCGGTTTTGCTTTTGATTATCTGACCACCGAGTGAGGTCATCAACAATCATGCGCATGAACTTAGCGAACCGTTTGAGGTCTGCTTTACTAAAATGTGAGTAGCCTTCGACTAGTTGTTCACACTTACCTTCAAGTGCCTCTTCAAGTTCATTTGCTTCGCCAGCATAGAAATCAATCATACGCTTGGCAATCATGCCCTTTACTTGTTGACCCTTCAGATACTTGTAACAGTCAAAGTCACTCTTATAACCGTTATTAGCGAACTCTTCGATAGCGTCTTCGATACCATTAGATTGCTCTCTAGCGGCGTCTGTGACACGCTCCTGGAGCGATACAACACGCTTCTGTGGCTTCTCTTCTTGGTCTTTCTCTTCTACTATCTTAGATGCCTGTTCAACAATCTCAGTGAACCGTCTGTCCATGAATGCAGTCGTACTGTCTGTATTCCTAGTAAGCCCGTTCATCTTCATCTTACATATTGCAGTAAGTGTAGAACCGATTGCCCAATCAGGAACCTTTCGAACAGCATCGATAATCGCTAAATCGTCTGGTTGATACTCTTTGAGATATTTTGTGACAGTAGCCTTTGCTTTGCTCTTGTCGAAAAAGTAGTTGTACCAATTCAGCGCATTACCGTACTTAACCTTAAACTCCATGTCAGACAAGGTTGCTTGGTCACCCCATTGCGGTTCTTGACCAAGCACCTGTTCATCGATAGATACGCTTTTTCTTTTAGCCATGTTTAACCTCATTTAATTTCACAGTAATCATAACACAAAGTATTTAGAGGGTCAAGGCTTTTTTACAACTCGGTTGAAAAATCTTTTACACTGTCGAGGCGGAAAGAACGCCAACCTTGAGCATCGAGGTCCCAGACGGCAATAGCCTCTGTTGACTGCTTCTTGGTCGGACCTTCGACTTTGCTGGCTTCAATCGGTGGTAGGTCTTCGGGTCGCAATGAGCAACGCATCTTACGGATACTTCCGTCGGCTTTGATAAATTCGACATTTGCTACACTCTCCTTGAGTACAGATTTGTATTCTTCAATAGTATTCATTATTTATTCTCCTGAAAGTATTTAACCAGTTCATCGTAACCACCAATTCTTACAGTGTTACCAGAACCATCGTCAGTTTGCACAATCATAGGCATTGTGCGCCCATGCCCGTAATATTGAATTGCCTCTAAGAGACTGTTTCTGTCAATATCACGGTCAAGTTTCATTTCCTTGTGTGTCTTTTTCTTCATCTTTAGAAGATTGATTGCTTTGACACAAAAGGGGCATCCGTCTTTAGAGTAAACGATAAACTCATCCATATTAGAACCCACCATCCACATGTAGATTAGGGTATAGATGCACAAGCAACGAACCCGACGGTTTAACGTGCATTCTCGTCATATGAGTGTTACCGTTAATTCTGAAATAGACCTTGTAGTAACGAAACCTATTCTGAGTTTCAAACACAGGTTGACCTGAACATCTCTGTTCAATCCTATCTTGTGTGCCATGCTGTCCACCAATGTGTCCACCGATTACTGAACCAATAACAGCACCAGCGGCTCTGTTACTCTTATCAACTTGAGAACCGATTACACCACCGATGATTGTACCCATGACAGTGTTATCTTGTCCACGAATAATAACATTATTACACACCGTTTGTGTACCAGTTTGCACTTGAACCGTATCATAGACAGGTTCTACATGGTCCCAAGGTACATGGATTGATGTATCGAACTCAGCATACGCTGGCGCACCGATTGATAAGGCTGTCAGTGCTACAGCCATGATTGTTTTTTTCATATTCACTCCTTTGAACCGACAACTTCCTTGACGACAACACGATTAAACATCGTCTCTTTACCACCATGGAAATTCGATACCTGATGACGCTTTGGGGTTGCTTTCATAACAAAGCAATCATTCACTTTCAACTCAAAATTGTTTTGAGAGAAGAACACCCCAAGATTTCCTTCTTTAGTCACAACATTATAAATGTGTGAACCATAGTTATCTAGGTACCGTTTGTCAGTTAGTTTCACAAAAAACTCACCACGCTTGCCTTCTTTACCAATCCATTCAGAATTGACAGTTGTTTTCGCCAGTTCTTCTTTCTTGGCTTCACGTCCTTCTGCCTGACGTTTTAGATAAGGCAGACAAGCAATGAACCCGAACTGTGACGCAGTGATTTCAGATTTAGAGAGAATGTCACGGAGAGAACGGAAGAAGTCAGAACCTTGTTGTTCACGACCCCAATCTAACAGTGATATCACCTCTTCGGGCTCCACGTTTTCAAATGGATTTCCACTTGTTTGACCAGATAGCAGTTCTGCCATCAGATAGCGGTTCTTTGATTTATCGTAACCGTTCACTTTGTCAACTGCGACAGAACAGGTTACTGCATCAAGGATTGAAAACTTCACTGAATTAGACATATTTCATCTCCATAACAATATCTTCTCACAGTACCAATATTACTCTACTTGACATGGTTTGTCAAGGGTTATTTTGGTTTATTTTCATCATTTTCTGAAGTGAATTTTACATCATAAGTTCCCACAAAAATGGAATTCCATTTTTGTGAGTTTGGACCCCATGTGTAGGTATAGTCAGCCCCACCTTGGGGAACAAATTCCCCATTTTGGGTATCATTGTCAGCAAATGGGAATACTACATTGTCTTCTTCGTGGTAATCATGTCCGCAATTACTGTGGTCGTCTTCATCAATTTCACGCAACTCTACAGTCATACCATCAATCATAAATCCAGATGCTTTGAGAAATCTTTCGAATGTCTCACACAAATCGTCAACTGAGGAATCACCAGGAAGTGTCAACTCAACATCACCGGAATCACTAGTCGAAATAAACTTAAATTTACCCATATCAAACATGTTATCTCCTTTTACCCGTCATTGGGTCTTTTGCTTCAGCCTTAGATAGAACTTGCAAACCGCCTTTGTTGTATGCTTGACCTATCTCATATTCACCAGTATAAACTGGCACTTCTTTACGAGGAGCAACTCCTCCAATATTGTTAGAGCAAGGGGGCAGATTGACTTCACGCCTGTAAGGCTCTTTTGTCGCTACTAGGGGTTCGAACTCTTTCTTAACCCTCTTAGTATTATCTATACCATGCTTCTTCAACCACGCTTGGTGTTCAAGTTCCCTCTGTTGCCACCCCGGCTTCCTCTTCTGCTTGCGCTTCTTCAGGTTTGTCGTTGTATAATACACTGGCATCATTCCCATTACTAATCTCCTTCAGTTTCTTTGAAGTTTCACATTGACCACAACAGTCTCCAGTTCCGCAGTGCGGATGGTCGTCTTCTAATTTCATTTTTCCCACTTTCTGTTGGTCGGAGTACAAGGATTCGAACCTTGGACCTCTTGGTCCCAAACCAAGCGCACTACCAGGCTGTGCTATACTCCGATTGTTTCTTCATTATAACAGAACACTCTTTGATTGTCAAGTATATTCTATAATCTCAATTCCCGCCTGCTTGATTGCATGTTTGCAAATTTGACAAGGCTTGGCTGGTAATGGGTCGCCTGCTTTAGAATATCTTTCAATGTAAATACGATGAGGCTTTGAACCCTTTGGTAGACGCACGATTGCCTGCGTCTCGGCGTGTAAGTATATAGCATCAACCCGCCCTACTTGCACGGCGCAAGAATGATGAAAGGGGTGTGTCTTAGAATAAGAGTTTTCACCCCTACTCAAAACACGACCCCTCTTATCAAAAATCGTTGCTCTCAGTTCGAACTGCGTCCGAGACATTGATTTACTCCGTTATTCTTTCACAGGAAATTCTTTGTGACTAAATGGTCTAAAATCTATAGACATGTTTTTCAGATAAGGGTCACAACCTTTTGTCTCTAGTCGGTCTTGTAACCACATTTCGAAGGCATCTTTATCTTCGAATACTCTTTTGAATTCTACTGTCTCATTTTGTAATTCACGCTCAAATGAAACTATTACTTCTGCACTAGCCATACTACTCATTACTAATGCTAAACCTACGATGATACTCTTCATCTCCTTTCTCCAGTTATGTTATTTGGGTAGTGTACCCAAGAATGTAAAATTCTGTTTGACCACATCAAGTGTGAACAGATAGTTACGGGAATTGGAACCAGGGTCGCCACCGACAACTTCTCGGTGCCAAAGTCTATCTTTAATCATACGCTTTAACTTAGGCGTCAGAATGACATACATCGACTTACGACCACTTGGTTCATGTATCTTGTACAGATACAATGTGGCTTTAGAAATAGCGATACCAGACTTACGACCCCAACTTTCAATCTCTACACCGATGTTACCAGTACGTTCACAAGAGAAGTCTTCTTTGATTTCAATAGTGAACTGTTTGCCGTCTTTTGTTTCCATCTTAATGTCATAATCTGCATTATCACATTCATCGATGAACTTCATGTCCATCTTAGAAACAAGAAACTCAGCAATCTGCTTTTCAGTCTTACGAGCGATTGGAAAGTCTTTATTAAAGTCATAGTGTGGTGTATGCATACGCTACTCCATAAAATAAGGTAGGGGGAGAGTTTCCCCTCCCCCTTGAGGGTTTATTACAGAGACATACCCTGTTCACGCAGTGCTTGCATACCTGCCGCAATTACTGCTTTAGAAGGTGTACCGATACGATACGCCACTTCACGCTTGCTCCCAGCCACAGTGTTAGCGTAGATGCAATAGCCTTCATTGCGAAGGTCGTACACACGCTTACTAACAGTATTCGCAGGGATTTTGAATTTCTTCGCCGCCTGTGAAGTTGTTAGTGTCTGACCTGATACGAATGCATCAAGTAGTTTCTGCTTTTGGGTTTTTGCTGTTTTAGCCATATTATGGTCTCCATTTCGGTTGCTTCAAATCATTATGCTTTGAGGTGCAACCATTACCTCAAACTGTAAAACTGGCGGGCTTGGAAGGATTCGAACCTACGACATCCTGTTTCGTAGACAGGTACTCTATCCGGCTGAGTTACAAGCCCATGTTATTTTGATGCGAGAAGGAATAGTCCGATGTTTGAGAAAGCATAGCCTGCGTATGCAATACCCATACCGATGTTTCCCTTAGTCGTTTGCTCAATACAAACATATGCGTAAATTGCACCTGTAAAAATTATCAACCATCCGCTCATATATTCCCTTCACAATAAATTTGGCGTCCCCGGCAGGATTCGAACCTGCGACCTACGGTTTAGAAGACCGTTGTTCTATCCAACTGAACTACGGAGACAAATCTCTTTCTAGTCAACAACGATTTCGTTGAAGATTTGTTTCCATTTCCAGTAACGAGGAATATCCGTAATATTCGCATTACTCTCATGTGCAACAAGTATTGGGTTCAAACCGAACTCTTGCCCACAATATGCATTCTCTGGTTTATCTTCAATCCAGTAACAACCACTACCTTCATATTGTTTTAGTGCTTCGTCTTTGTCAGCACCACAATCTAGGAAGACAAACTTTTCGAAAATCTGTTCACCAAACAACTGGTTCAAGTTCTTCTCACGCAACTTCTGTGCATGTGGGTCTAAACTCAAACTTGTAATACAGTGGAATACATATCCACCTTTTTCGTGTAGTTGTTTAATGTAGTAAACTGCGTCACGCAATGGGGGTAGAAAGCCAATAGCCGCACTTTCGTTAAATGTACGCACTAGTTGTTTACCAACTGCTTTCTCAATACCATATGCTTGACTAATATCGTAACACACATCATCTACTTTTGTGTGTCCGTGACTTTCCATCCAACAATCAAAGGCATATGCCCAATCAAGTAGAACACCATCACAATCAATGAGAATTACTTTCTCTTTCTTCATTTCATTTCCATACTCTAATTTCATTTCAATCCTTTTTCTCATTACAGTGTAATAATACTAGGAATCGGTGTCTTTGTCAAGGCTTTTTTTGGTTTTTGATACTTTTACTTGTATTTTTTTGAGGCGTTTGACAACTTCATCTCCGTCCATCCAGAGGTCTTTGTTGTCTAAAATCTGTGCAAACTCTTTCTCAGTGAGAAATTCTGCATATACATCACGCAATAGTTTTTCTGACCATTTACGCTCATGGATAAGTTGGTCAAACATTTCACCACCCTTACCAATAACTCCACCAGAATAGTTGTGGAACATGAACATAGAATGGGCTGATACTTCGAACCCACTACATGCTAAGAAAATCATTGTTGCGGCAGACATACATGCACCTTCTACAGATGCAACAGTTTGCGCTTCAGTTTCACCCAACACTCGCATGAATTGAATGGCTGTGAATAAGTCACCACCATACGAGTTGATGTGAATGCGGATTAAGTCGTTTTCGCCAGCACTTCGAATTTTTTCGAATAACTCTGTGTAGTTGTCTGCGCTTTCAATCGTACCCGAAAGATAGAATGAATGTGTAAATACTACAGGCTTACTGATGACCTGATAATCATCGGCGAAAAGATTTTTGAAAATTTTGTCCGAAGACGAATGGTCATTTGCTGACATTATGATTATAGTTTCCTATTGATTAGAAATATTTTTTGAGCATTTCAATCTGGTCATCATATCCTGCAATGATTTCCAGTTCCTTTTCAATGCTCTCAAGTACATCTGGATGCTCGGCAACACCGACACCATTTTTAAGATAGATGTTCACATTTGCCTTATGCTTTTCGATATGCCCTTGGGCATGTGCAATCAACGCTTTAATAATATCTTCACTCACGAGTGGTCTCCTTTTTTATGTTTTTAACATACTGTGCTTTGTCATGTGCAATCTGCAAAGCCAGCGCCTGAATGTCATCGACAAGAGAATTTATCAAACGTGTATCCTGCTTGTCTTTAGGCGTATCGTATTTCAATCGTCTAAGGTTCATAGACTTTTCGTACATTACCGATACAACATCGCACATATCTGAAATTTTGTGTAACATGGCAACTTGCCCCTTCCACTATCTTTCCGTCAATAAGATGTAAGAACAGCCCCTCTTGCCCGCCTTCTTACTGAACCGCCCACCCACAAATGCGGTCCTTACCTAGACAAGGGAGCCTCGCTTCTACCTTGTCTTCGAACTGTTGAATGGTGGCGAACTATTGCTCTTACCGATAATTGACCATTCAGTCATTGAGAACACTAACGAAATATACGCTGTTAGTTTATCCTCGATGATTATTTATATAGTATAACAGGAACCTTATACAATGTCAAGGGCTATTTTACCACTCCTTATCGTAAGCGGTGGTTTCATTTGCAAGTCCACCATAATAGCCAAGAATTTCATCGTCAGATGATACGCCCATCATATCGTCAAGGTTATCTAGCACCCCAACAGAAGAAGAACCCTTCATCTCTTTCTTACACTCTTTACAGACTTCCATGCCTTGAACACTAGACAATGATTTCACTTCATCGTAGCAATTTTCGCAGATTTCATATTCCATAAGTTTCTCCATTTCAATTTACTAGTGCAGTATACACTAGTGTAAACACTGTGTCAAGGGTTATTTTGGACTATTTAACGCATCTTGTAGCATGTAATCGTCCGCAATCTGAAACAGCATTGTATCAACTTGTGACATTATACTGATTTCTGAACCCGTTGTCAAGGCATTTTTATCGACAAACGCAATAAAAGTTAAGTCACTAAAGGGGACTTTTGCTTTGAGACCATCACCAGCACTGGTGACATAAGGTAAGAGTTTTTCACGGCTGACAACTGCACAAGTGTCAGTGTCAACAATGAGAAGATAGTCAAATGTGTCAGGTAAAGAACGTCCATCAGAAGACCCCAATGTGTTAGTGAGTTTAATTTCAGAAGTGATACGACCCTTCTTTAGGTCGCCTTTTGCTGTAGTGAGTGAGTTCGTACAGAACTTTGTCTCAATACGAACATCTTCAAACTGGTGGTCCTGTCCAATGGCATCAACCCATTCAACAGTTCCGTTTGACATACGAGATATTGCACTCTCAATCAATCTTGCTTTTAGGAACCGAAGTTGTCTCTCATTCAACTGAGAGCCTAAATCATTCACCATAGAGAAGAATGCTTCCCAATTTACTTTCGCACCCAACTGATACGCTAACGCTTCTTGGTTGTAGAACATCACAGTACCCCTTATGCAAATGCAAAGTAATCGTCAACAAGAACTTCAAAGCATTCGTAGAGATATTCAGTAGCGTAGAATGCACCCAGTTCAAGGTTCAAATCAGCATCAACAAAGTTCCAGTTGATACCACCACTATTATTGATGTTTTCGGGATTCGCAACTGCGGCATTGAAGGCTTCAATTACGTCATTCTTAATCATCGCACCGTTAGGTAGTAGCATAATGTATCTCGCTTTCTTTTCTCAACTTACATATACACTATAACAGCACTCGAAAGTGCTGTCAAGGGTTTTTTTCAGGAATTATGGAATAAATTGGTGAATTCATCTGCATTGTCTGCATCATCAAACTCAAACTCTACGAATGGATTCCCACCACCAGGTCCGTCTGCTTCGATGATTTTCATAGAGATACAGTTCGTTGCTTCCATCAACTGTGCGATTGCATCAAATGGACAATCATGGGCAACATCTACACAAACTTTATAATTCATATTAGTTCTCCTATCAATGACTACACCTAGATAGTAACACATATTTTGGAGGTTGTCAAGGGTGTTTCCCAAAAAAGAAAAGGGACACTGAGTGTGTCCCTATTCGCAGTCTAATGTTTCTAGTAGACGCCGTATGTAATCTATTTGTTCATTACATACATTGTAACTTCGAAACCAAAACGCATTTCTGTTGCTGATGGACTTGTCCACATAATCTTCTCCTTTAAGGATATGACGAAATTGTCATATTAGTATTTTATAAGGATTAGACCAATTTGTCACTACTGATTATCATTAAGATGCACTAGTGAAAACAAGTTCTCTTTGGGCTTAATATAGAACCCTCTTCCCAAACTGGAGTTGCCGCTGACGGCGCTCCAAATCAACAAGGTCAACAGACTGAGCAAGCCAATCTTCTTCACGCTGACGTTCAGTTTTGAACAATGGTTTGAACAACTTCTGGAGAATTCGCATTTAGCGACCCCCCTTGATTTGCATCATTAGTGCCTTTGCTTCTTCTTGGTAACCCATGCGGGCTAGTTCTGCGGCGGCTCTGGCATAGCCAATGGTTTCTGTGATACCAATAATCTTTTTGAATACCTTTGCAACGGCTTCACAAAATTTGCAATAGTATGTGTATGTGTATGTGATTGCAGTCATTTCTCTCTTACTTTCTTTTATCTGATAAAGCGGCTTTGACCATATCATATGTGATACAGCCATACATTTTACGCAAGTGGCGGGCTTCATTTGCATACTCGACTTCGAACATCCGGACTAGACCGTCCTTCATTTTAGGTTTCGCACCCGCAAATAAAGACCGCCAGATTTTACTGACAGTTTTCATTCGTTAATCTCCGTGATTGTGGGTTGTGTCAGTGTCACTGACATAGTTATTTAGTATACAAAGGCGTCCAAATGGACCTTACAGCATTGCTATTTTGGCAAGGCTGTTATTCGGATGTTTCAGGTTCCATGCCTATCTTGCAAATAAAATAACTATCTACGATATCTGATATTGGATTGCTTGTGCGTAAGCCTCCAAGTTTCAGTTCTAAATCCCAACCAGTGTCGGCAACAAAGCATTCGTACATTCGTGCTTTATCTGCGTTACCTTTACCAGTAGCGAATTTCTTTATTGTCGTAGGAGCAGGAGTTTCGTAGGCGATGTTCTTTTCCCATAACTTGAACTTCAGTAATCCTGTGTTCTCTGCTATGTGAAAGACTTTGCCTTTAGACCCCATAGAGTAACCTTCTATGGTCACTTTCATGGGAGAGTTCAAGCCGAACTGTGCATCTGTATGTTTGAGAATACTTCTAAACACCCACTGTGATATGTTATTGAACCTTTGTTCAGGTTCAGTCCACTCAGGATATTCGTCACCAAAAAATCTTCCGTCAAAGTTACCAATGTACTTTTTGACGGAAGTTAAGTAGTGGAAGTAGTAGTTCTCACCATCGTGTATGCACACTGCGGGTGAAGTCATCGAATAGTCAATA